AGTGCTTTGGGCAGTGGTTCGCTATCTCTGGGCTAACCATTGTCGCCCACCACTTGCAAGCCCTCGCACGTTGCCATCCTTGCGTCTCAAAGTCGAAGTAGTCGTGTATCTCTTCAAGCCCGTGATGATATGTAACTCTTAGTGAGTTATTTTTGCTTCTGTGCGAGTAGTGATTCGAGTATGAGACCCTGCTTATATTTACTGTCTGGATATTCCTTTCGCCATCCATTAACTTACCTGTTGAAGCTTGAGTGCCGTGACTTGGCGTAGTATCACCACCAAACTCAATAAAGCAGAATGGGCAGCTTTTCTCAAGATATTTAATCAGCGCTTCGCAACTGTGACAGATCTTGAATGGTGTGCGTTTTGCTTCCTTGCTTTGCTCTTTTGTTGGCGGAGGCCCAATCATATCTACCGGGCCGAATCGCTCAACATTCTGACCGTAATCCAGAACCATAGCATCCGTCTTGCTTTCGTGCGTCCGAAGTAATCGACCAAGCATCTGCATCCACAAAGATGAAGATTGAGTTGCCCTCAGTATTATCGCCAAGTCTGCATTCTTTGCGTTAAAGCCTGTCGTTAATGTTCCGACAGAAATAATCCAGCGCAACTTAAAGTTTCTGAAATCATCTATTATTCTTTTTCGCTCATCGGTATCTGTCTCGCCAACAATAACTTCTGCAGTCTCACCGCGACTGAGTAGCGCGTACCTTACTCTTTCAGCGTGATCGACCCCTGAAGCAAAGACAAGAATACTGTTTCTGTTTGACGCAAACTTCATTGCATCGTCTATTGCGGTATCAATAAGAAAATCATTGTTCATTAGTTCCTGCATCGCCTTCTCATCAAACTCACCTGTCGAGCTAACCTTGAGACCTGAAGTGTCGGCGTAGGTTGATGTTGGTGGCGTCAACAATGGGCACAGAAAGCCCTCATCAAACAGAGTCTTCATTTCAATCTTGTAGACTATCTTGTCGCAGATCCAAGTACCCTCAAGGGTACCAGTGTTGAGCTTCCACGGGGTCGCAGACATTGACACAATCCTAACGAATGGATTGTTTTTCTTTATGCCGTCTATGAATTTCTTGTACATTGATTTTTCTGATAGCGAAGCCCGGTGAACCTCATCAATAAATATCACTGATACGTTTTTAAATAAATCAGCCTGCTTATAAACAGATTGAATTCCACAAAAAACTAATTCACCGTTATGGTTTTTCTGTCCGTAGGAGGCGCTGTACACAGATGTTTTAGCGTCAGGCCACTGTTCCAATAGCTCATCTTTATTCTGCCCTATCAGTGCCGTTATGTCGGTCAGAAATATCATTTGCTGATCAGACGCGAACTCATAAACACGCTTTGCTATTTCTGCCTGTATTAATGCCTTTCCACCAGCAGTAGGAATCCAGATTAATGGATTCCCACTATGGTCAAAAAGATATTCAATTACAGAATCAATTGCTTCTAATTGATAATATCTTGGTGTTAACAAATCATCCTCCTAATTTATTAAACTCTAACCTAAAGTCGTTTGAATTTCGATTAACAAGCTCGGTGCCAGACTCGTTGCGATAGTGAACGTGTCCTTCGTCATCAAGATCCACGACAAAGAATTCATGCACAAGCTCTGGATTGTATTTATGGCATTCCTTAAACTCAAGCATATTTTTTTCATTTAAATCCTCTTTACCTAATGCACAGGTAGCGCCCTCGGTTGTAAAAGTTACGTGTCCGCAATTTCTGCAGTTTGGCTTACCGATCTCTTTGCCTTTGCAAAAGTCATACGCTTCACACTTGCCATTTTTCCATATGCACAGCGGCTTGTCAACAGCTAGTGACCATGCAGCCTGCGGCATCTTGTCAGTGGTGATGATGTGCTTGGCTCGACCGACTAGATGATTAAAGTGTTCTTGGTCGAATGCGGTTTCCATTATAGCTGTTCTGTGATCGCCTTGTGAATTTATCTTTTCACGCGATCCGTGTGATGCCACTGTTGTTATGTGTTTATGTATTCCGCTATAACCCATGTATCTAGTGGCTTGATCGTAATACCCTTTGCTCCACTTAAATAGAGCTGTCTCCTCGTCTTTGTCGATGAGCTTCTTGAGCTTCGTTAGCTTTGCATCACCCGTGCTTTTATGCTCCCAGAGGGCGTCATAGTCCGGTAGCTTCCCATCTATGTGTCCTCGATGCCAGTACATGTCCTGAAGTGAAAACTGCTCACCGGTCTCGTCATGCGTTATTAGGTTTAGCCCTGAATCCTTCAATCTTTTTGCAACGGCATCTTCTGACAGGTGACCGTCTTCAAAATGTGAGGCGCTACTGTAGCTCACCCAAGGGTCGAAAGCATGCCTGAACTCAAGCCACGGCTTCCTGCCGCAATTCTCTTCACTGACTGACATCCCAAGATAGGTTCGTCTGTAGTTTGTCTTATTATATTCCTCCTCATAAGAAACCCACATTTTATCTAGTATATTCTGGTGCTTCATATCTTTTCCCCTTAAACAACAAAGGCCGCAATTAAGCGACCTTTTTATTATTTGCTACATCTATCGTCGAGCGAAAGCATTCCCTGCTTGGCTTGTTTGCGGAGCCATCCGTTGTGGTTGTGCTTGTCCCTGAGACTGTGCAGCGCCAGCTACAGGGGTCTTTTTGTATGAAGCGACCTTGGTGTCAGGCTCGCCATTGCTGTTGGTTCCCATCTTGGTTTTTACTGTCAGCATCTTGCCGATCAGGTTAATTGGATCACCAGCTTGCTGTGGCGTAAGGTCTGCTGCAGAGCACAACTTACCGTAAGTCAGCTTACCGATATTCTTTACAACACCGCTCTTATCTGTCCAAGTCATCTCAGTTACTTGGTCGTCTCGGAAAAACATGAATGTATCAAACACTTTCTTGTTGTCGTACTGACCTCCACCGTATACTGACATGGTTACATTTACACCGAAGTTACCGGATGCAAACTGCTTGTATTCTGCGTTATCGACAATGACAGGGTAGTCTCCTACTGGAAGTGGTGCAAATGAACCTTGGTCTTGTTCATTCTGCTCGTAAATGTCTTCCATACCCAGATTTAAATTCATAGTCATTTTCTAATTCCTCGTTGTTGGTTGATGTAGAGATATTACATTATGCAATATCTCCTGTCAAGCTAATTAATCTTTTTTATTCCAAAGATCAAGAATTGCATTACAGTCAAAAAGTAACTCATGTGGCAGTGATGGTTGAGACCGATTCTTAGCTAAGAACGCAGGCATCTCACTGGTGTACATGAATCGTTCGCCCTGACCAATTGCTTTGTTCTCCTTCGCTCCCATCTTCCCATCTATCTTTCGTACTATCTCACGAAACTTTGCAAAAATCAAGGCATCTGAATTCTTTTGTAGCAATCCAATTGCATCTTTATGCAGCTCTGGCATGTAGCGATCGTAAGGCTCGTTATCAGGGTTACTGACAGTCTTAATCATTGAGTGTCCAATAAGCCATACGTTAGCATTAAGCTCGCTTCGTACTAATGAGATCTTGTCGTAAAACTCTTGCCAATATTTAAGTGCTCGCTTGTAACCACCACCGTAACCAAAGTCTTCGATGTTTGTTTTGATGTGTCCCTTGTCATCACCAGCGGCACAAACGTCTCGGTGAATCAGAGGCTCAAGTGCAGATGCTGAGTCGATAATAATATTCTGAAATCCAGAATCCTTACCTTCGGTCAGTAGCATGTCCAGAATTCCCATTACCTCACCAAAGGCTTGAAGCTTTACACTTCCGTCTTCGAAGGTGTACTGAGCTACGTCAAGGTCTGCGGTTCCGTCTTCGATTGGCAAGAAAAATGCGTTTGGTAATGCGGCGCACTGAGTCGTCTTGCCGATACCCGGTACGCCGTAAAGCATGATGATCTTTTTATGATCCCGTGTACCCTTTTGTACTGCGCTAAAATCAAATGACATATTTTCCTCTCCTGTTTTGTTTATTTCGCTATTATACATAGTTATTTATCTGTGTCAACAATATTTATTCAATCTTCTAAAAACTTTGTTGCCACCAATCTATGTGCCTTTCGACCTTTACCTTCTCCCTCTTCGATCAATGATACATCCTGTGACTCAAGAATCAAGTAATTAAATATTTCTTTTCGCATGTTGCTATCCGTAGACTTGAACGGGTGTAGCTTCATTAGATCCTTTTTCATTATTCCTTCAAATCCCATTTTGGCAATAACATTGTAAGCATCGCGGTATCGCTTGTCAATGGAATTCTCAACCATCTCGAATTCAATGTATTCTATCAGTTGCTCAAAGCAAAAGTCAACAAGAGCAATGGAGAAATTAACACTATCCAAACCAACTGACAGGGCGTATGGGTCTTTTGACAGCTCCATCGTCAAAGAGATACGCATAGCCTTCTCGCGGTTACGTACGATCATCAACTCCAATCCATTCTTTCTCAGCTCTTTCTTTCGAGTCATAATATCGTCTTCATACGAGTCGAGTCTGTCAAACGCCTCAGCTGTAAACGGCAGGACGATAGGCTCCATTGGCTTGTCGTAATCGTTACGGCCTTGTGAATTCTTTCCTCGATTGTGGTGCAGTACTCTACGCTCGATCGTTTCAATCCATGACAGTATCTCTTGAGGTACAGCCCGAGACTTTGAATTCTTATTCATCTTCTGATCGCCTTCCTGAGCAAACATAACAATGAATCGATTCAAGAAACCATCACTAATCATCATCTTAGTCATTGACTCTGACAATTTATGTGGCGTAGTCATACCAAGCAGGCTAACAGACGGTCTGTTGATCGTTAGTGAGTTCTGCTCATCACCAGTCAGCTTATTCTTTAAGATCTCACTCAGGCTCGTGAAGGAGTCTGACGAGTAGGTGCTATCCTGCTTACTGAAAAGCTCCATCCAAGCTTTAACCTCAGACAGTTTGTTCTCAGATACATTCTTAGATCCGATTATCTGCATCCAGTGAGCCATTTCGTCTTTAAAGAACAAAGCTCGTGGCTCGCTGTATAGCTCAGTGATGATTGCACTCTTGCCGGTAACTTCACCTTTGATAATACTGCCTTGGTTTGCAGCCTGTAATATCTTAGATACGATTTTGTATGAGTGCTCCTTACCAGCGCCCGTCTCTGCAACGCTCATTGTGTAGACACTTGAGTAATTGTCAAAGTCAGTAGTGAAGTCACGACCGATAACGACAGCACACATAGCCAATGAAGCATTCAGTGATGGCATGTAGAGCGGGTACTGAGCAGTAGAGAGCATATAGCTAACAGAGTCACCCATCACACCTTTGATCTTTTGAAGCTCAGTAGGTATGTCGTTAAACTCGATGACCTTGCTCTCATCTTGCTTTTTCATTGAGAACTTCTCAGCGCGTCCCTCCTCGAACTTTCTTACGAATGCTGACAGGTCTATCTCATTACCGTAAGTCTGCTCCCAGCCGTTGTCATACGCCAGCTTGAAGATCGTACCTGCAGTTCTTGGCGTTGAAGTGTGGTTGGTGTTGGCAAAGGATGCCCACTTCTTTTCCATCGCTGTGCCGTCATGCTTTTGAGACTTATCACTCCACTCATCCCACAGCGCGTAGCCATTATCAGAGTTTGAGGTCTCGTAAGACAGTGCCATGCCGATGTTAATCCACACGTCATAGTCAGTGTTCTCATCGTTTGGTATAGCCTCCAGAGCCTCGCGTAGCTCGTCTAGGTTTGATGATCCAGCCTCGTATGCCGAGTCCTTCACAACATCTGGTCGCTCGATAAGGTCTAGTAAGGCTTGAGGCGCATCGTCAATACCACGGATGTTTGATTTATCGTGCTGAATCGCTTCGTATGAAAAGCCGCTCTTATGGAATGAACCACAGCCCACAACAAAGCTACCGGCAGACAGAAAGTCAATACCTTTAATTTCTTTCAGGATCTTAACAGTCTTAATGTCTTTGGACTTCTTAAAGTAAAAGTGCTTACCGCCAGAACCCGTCTTAATGACAAAGTTACACTTGGTCTCAATGTCAAAGCCAAGCATTGCGTTCAGTTCTTCTATTGCGTTCTCGTTATTTCTTGGATCGAAGTCAACAACAATATCGTCAGCCGTTAATACAATTCCGTAAGACTGAGCAAATATCTTCTGAGATATAAACGCCTCAATCTGATCCATAGATGGTAAGGGTGCCTTGCTCCAGCCTGTCATGCGCGGGTGCTTGTATTGGTTATTGCAATCTTCCATTCCGCACATGCAATTACCGTTTGAGTAAACCCCACGGATTGGCATTACATGATAACCGCAATCTGCGAAATCAAGAAGCCACTCCTGCATGGTTTCATAGCTCCAATTCTTATCTATCAAAATGCAACCTCCAAGTTAATCATAAATACCTACAATTCTTTTTATTTCAGTCAAGTCTTTTGGGTGCCAGAGATTATATACTGGAACTCCGTAGTCATGCGCTATAGATACCGCTGTAGCAGTTCCACCTTTAACTTTTTTTATTCCTATCGGCTGAGCATAGCAAATCAGCACCTGAGATGGGTTATCTAGTCCAAACCCAAGAACTTGATATGCGTTTCTAGCATGAAGAGCCTTCACTCCTTGCTTTAGACTTTCCCATGCCGGATGGTGCATTGATGCAATGTACATGGCCTTGTCGTAATTGTAAAGGCTTTTTGCATTTAAGTGAGCACCGCACGCTGAAGTATGACCATTAAACCCATCCCAAGGCAAATATATCTCAGTGTTTGCACCTGCCCCTACCTCGAATGCAGTGTCAGACCCAACAGCGGCACCTGAACGTACCACGTAGAGGTTTCTGGCCATCGCCTTAGCAATCATCTTCATCTCATTAAAGATACTGTCGGGGACTTCTCTAGCGCCTACCCCGGTGTAGTACTTAGGGCTACTCATTTGTAGCTAAGTTTGATAATAGAGTCACCTTCATTGCTTTCTGCGTCGTCCAAACCGTGATGACGTGTATAGTTTTTGCTATATTCTATACACTTCAGCATTGTCTCCCATGATCCGTGGTAGTCACCGCCTTCAATCATTACGTCACAGTCACCGTGCTGCCACTGCAAACCTTGTAGTGCGCTTATTAGTTCAGATGCCTTCATTGTAAACCTCCAATCTCTATAATCTTAGTTGACCCGCATACTGGGCAGTTGTACTCAGACATATCAATATCAGAGTAAGCATCGCAGGTCAAGCATTTTACACAAAAACCGTCTGGTGCGTTTACTGGCTTACTTGTCTCTGAGTGGAACCCAGAACCAGACCTTTGGGCGTGTTTTGCAATAAAGTTATTTTTCATCAATTCTTTCCTTTTTTTATAATGCTCTGTAGGCCACGAACTATAAGGGTTTGAGCCTCTGAAGTCAATTAAAAGAAAAAAAGGAGAATAAGAAGGATTAATCCCCCTTGGTATTTAGCCCCTCTTTCAAAATCTCAGAGAAAAAATTCTCCTTTTTTTCTTTTTATTAGAATCAGGGAAGAACCAATAGAATATAAGTAGTATTATTATTAAAAGAATGTATATATTATAGTACTTGTAGCCGTAGTTAGCGCTAACTTACCACTTGGTTTTTACGTCTCAATAAAAAAGTAGATTTCTCTTTTAAATTGATATTAATTACTTTTAATTAAAACATCTTGACTTTACAGAAAGGCAGTGGTAGTATCGCGTACATACACACATAAGGAGTCAAAAATGATTTACGCATCCATAGACCCCGGCATCGACGGAGCTATTGCTTTCTTTGAAGACAAAGAGCTTCTCTTCGTCAGCTCGCTCTCATACCAGATTTATGGAAAGAACAAGATACTGGAGTTGATCACCCACCTGAATGACATAAAGAATATCTTGGGATCAACCAAGAAGGTGGAGCGAGTAATTATTGAGCAGGTCGGTGCAATGAAGGGTCAGGGTGTTACTTCTATGTTCTCTTTTGGTGCAAGGTTCGGTGACGCATGCTCACTTGCTAATATGCTGACAAACGACATAGAGTTCATCACCCCACAGAAATGGAAGAAGGCGGTAGGTTTGATAGGTCAGGACAAAAAGCAGTCTGCCGTCATGGCTGCAAGACTCTACCCTAACCGGTCGGATAGTTTTGTTGAGAAGAACAATCGATGCAAAGATGGATTCAAATACTACGATGGACGCGGTGATGCAGTAATGCTAGGATTGGCAGCTAACAAAATGGGAATGGTAAAATGACGCACCAGTACATCGAACTCTGCAAAAGAATACTTGACGAGGGTGAATACATCTTCAATGAGCGCACAGGTAAAAATTGCCTTACGTTAATTAATGCCGACCTTGAGTACAATGTTGGGGCAGGTGAGTTTCCATTAGTGACGACAAGAAAGTCTTTCTATAAGTCTGCAATAGCTGAGATGATCGGTTACTTACGTGGTTACGACAACGCTGAGGACTTCAGGAACATAGGAACCAACACTTGGAATGCTAATGCAAACCTGAATGACGACTGGCTTAGTAACCCCACCAGAAAAGGTGACGATGATATGGGTCGGGTCTACGGTGTGCAGGGTAGGTCTTGGATGAGGCCGGATGGTGACTCCATTGATCAGCTTGCTAAGTTAATATCAAACCTCTCAAATGGTATTGATGATAGAGGCGAGATTCTTAGTTTCTATAATCCGGGTGAGTTTGATCTGGGCTGCTTACGACCTTGCATGCACACTCATACATTCTCATTGGTCAATGGAACGCTTAACCTGACAAGCTACCAGCGCTCCTGTGACGCCCCTCTGGGCCTTGTGTTTAATATGATACAAGTATACTTCCTGCTGGCGATCGTCGCTAGGATCACCGGTAACAAGCCCGGAATGGCATATCACAAGATAGTTAACGCTCATATGTATGAGGATCAAGTTGAGCTAATGAAGATGCAAGTAGAGCGTGAAGTTAAGCCTGCTGCTAGGTTAATAATTAACCAAGAGATCAAAACACTGAACGATCTTGAGACGTGGGTCTCAATGGACGACTTCTCTGTTGCAGATTACGAGCACCACAACCCAATCAAATACCCATTCTCAGTATAAGGAAAATATATTTATGATTAAGTTAATTGTCGCAGCGGATCTAAACGGAGCGATAGGCATAAGAAATAAAATGCCGTGGCATCTACCTGCGGATTTGGCTAACTTTAAAAAATTGACGCTAGGCAAGAAAATAATAATGGGCAGGAAGACTTTCGAAAGTCTGCCCGGAATGCTTCCGGGTAGGGAGCATATAGTTATCACGAGGAATAAGAACTACAAAGCGAAAGACTGTGTTGTCGTTAACAGCTTGAAAGAGGCGATCTATCATGTTGGTTCGAGTGAGGCTTTTATTATTGGTGGCGGTGATATATACCGACAAGCGATGGATATGAAGGTGGTCAGCAAGGTTCACTTAACGATCGTACACACTGAGCTAAAGAGCGCAGATACATTCTTTGATTTAGATTTTACTGGCTTTGTTCTCGTTGACGGAATGAAGAATTACGCAGACAGTAAAAATAAATATGATTTCACTTTCCATGATTTTATTTCTTGCGATTAAATAAATATGGTATTCTATAGTCTCTATTAACGAGAGGTAGCTTTATGAGTAAGAAGGCGCGTGTAACTAGAATTGAAGACTTCAAGCCTAAGTCTGGGATTGATACATGGGAATTATCTGACGAACAGAGAGACCTAAGAAGCATTATTAGGTCAAGCGATTTAACTCTTGTTACGGGTAAAGCTGGGGTTGGTAAGACAGCCGCTATTCTTTATACGTTTGCTGAAATCTACCTGAAGGATGTCACAAAAAATATTATTGTAATTAGAACCCCTGTCGAAGCTGGTATTGATAAGATCGGATTCTTGCCCGGTGATACACTTGAAAAGCTCGAACCTCACTTCGCACCCGCAAAGAAAATCCTTGAGCAGTTAATGGGCAAAGGGAAAGTTGAGTGTGATGTTGGTAAGCGAATCCATTTCAAGATCCCTAACTTCGTCCTAGGCGACACTTTTGACGATAGCCTTATCGTTATCAGTGAAGCACAACAGATGGCTCCAAACATGATTAAGCTCCTTCTAGAGCGGGTCGGTAAGGATTCAATTGTTGTAGTTGAGGGTGATGAGACCCAGTTGTACACAACAGGTGGTAGCCGTAACGGTCTAACTCATGCTTTTGACTTATTTAAAAAGCATCCTCAGCCCGGTATTGACTTCTTTGAGTTTAGTAATAATACAAATATGCGCTCTGATTTTGTTGGTCGAGTGAATAAAGTATATGAACTAGACGACTAACTTGACAATCTGTTAATTTTATAAGATAATCTCCTTCAAATAAAGCAAGGGGATTTTTTTATGTCTAAAAACAAAACAAAAGTAGAGGCTTTGGCGTTAGCAGACGATCTGTGCGGTAAGCATAGTGCCCATACTTTACAACAATTAGCTTCAACTCTTTTCCAAAGAACGCTTGACACAAAGCAGCGTATAAAATGGATGTCTTCAGAAGATGACATGCTGGCAACATTCTTTTACTTAACGTCAAAAGAAGAGTTGTGTGAAGCATTATCTTGTGATATGGAGTCTCTGTATCGTCGCGCCAGACACCTCGGTGTGGTATCACCTTCGTTCGACACAATAACAGCTATTGACTTATCTGCTGCTGTTGATTTATTCTCTGCAGGTATCGACCAGCGTGAAGTTCTTTCTTTCTTTGGTATAGATTCAGTAACTGTACCGGTAAGATCACTAACGATGGCAGAGCATTCCGGCATCTATGCCTCACTCGAAGATGCTCCAAACTACCAGATGGATTTATTTGATGAAGATTAAACTAACAGCCTTAAATCTAAGGGAGGCACTGTCACAGGTGTCTAAGATGGTCTCTAAGGGGTCTCACAATCCAATATTGACGCATGTGTTGCTTGAACTTAGTGATGGTTTTATTGAGTTCACTGGCAAAAACGATTCAATGCAGAAGACTGTGAAGATAGAATGCAATGCTGATGTTGACTGCTTTGCTATAGCTATTGAGTTTACAAAGCTTTACAATCTATGCAAATCTTTGCAGGATGAGAAGATAGTCACAATATCTATTGAAGACGAGAAGGCAAAGTTATCTTGTGGCAAAAGCAAGATAACATTATCAACGCTACCTGCTGCTGACTTCCCATCGTTTGAATCTGGAGAGATGAAACAAATTGAAGTACCTATAGAAGAAATAATTACTGGTATTGACTATGTTGCATCATCTGCCGGAAAAGACCACCCACGCCGCTGCGTAAACTCTGTCGTGTTGGCATCTGACGGTGTAACATTCGATGTGGTGGCTACCAGTGGTGCAAAGCTTTCTGTTTACTCTATAAAAAGTAACGTTGCACCAATGAGTATAATAATACCCATAAAAAGCGTAGCTGCAGTAAAAGAAGGGCTTATGTCATGCCTCACTGCCGGATACTGCAATAATTCAATCGTAATAAAAGGCGACAACTCAATATTGTACGTCTCTGTACTTGATGAGAAGTTCGTTCAATACAAAGCAGCCATACCGACTGGGGAGATAAGACATAAATTAACCTTCAGCAAGGAAAATATAGTTGACAGCCTCGGTAGAATCAGTATTATAGCTGATGACCCCAAGACAAGTCGGTGCTCAATAGACTCAAAGGCCGGTGTCTCGGATGCAATAATAGTTGGGAAGTTATTGTCTGGCAGTGGAAACCAGATAACAGAATCATTTCCAATTGACAATGAATCAGAGTATGATCTATCAGTATCTTACAATCCACAGTATCTTCTTGATTCAATTAACAAGATGGCGGAAGAGAAGGTTACTTGCAGTATTTACGGGGATAAGAAAATAATAGTTTTAAAAAGCGGAAACTTTACTAGCGTAATCACTCAAGTATTAATATAGGGAATATTATTTTGGATATTGAAGTCTTAGAGCCATTTAACGATCAGAAAGTAATCAACAACTATACCTTTCACTTAGACGAGGAAATTAAAGAGCCAAGATATTACAGAATGCTAACTGAGGTAATGGCATCTGCCAGCAAGGATGATTCTGTTTCGCTTTACATTAATAGTCAAGGGGGTAGTGCTGACGGCATGAACACAATCATAACCAGCATCGCAATGTGCGAATGCGGGGTTACAGGGATACTTACAGGTGATGCATCTAGTGCGGCATCAGCAATACTGTTAGCCTGTGACGAAGCTATGATTGCCGACATGGCGACAATGATGATCCATACCGCAGCATATGGTGCTGGTGGAAAGTCCACAGACGTTGCTTCAATGGTTGAGCATACTCAAAAGTGGATCGCTGAGTTTATGGAAAGAACCTACGCAGATTTCTTGTATCCAGATGAGTTTGAAAAAGCAATTAACGGAAAAGATGTATACCTTGATGCCCAGCAAATAGTCGAGCGTTTTGAGAATAGGGATAACATTCGCTTAAAAAAGATGGAGAGTGATCATTTAGAAGAGGAGATTATACAATAATGCAAGTCTTGGATGATAATGACTTTATTGAAATACTTAGGTTGACCTACAATGAGGGTAGGTCTTCACGGGAGGTAGCCGAGATTATCGGCTGCTCAAAAACAACCATTGGTAGCTTCCTCCGTAGGGAGGGAGGCTACAATGAGTTCTGGGAGAAATACGATGACAAGCCTGTCGCAGCTGGCGAAACAAAATCAAGACGCGATCAACTAAAAAAACTTAGCGGTAAAAGTTTTGTGATTACTTCTGCACAGAATAATACTTATGTTCACGATGGTTTTCTTAGTGCATTGAAAGTTTACGCAGAAAAGAATGACGCTGAAATTATTGTTGGTACGTTTCACTACAATAAGAACGCATACCAAAAAAGCGATTCTTACGACACAGAGTGCTGGTTTGATCCAAAGATTCGAGAGTACATTCTTGATGAGGATTGCGAGCTTGCAGAGTCCCTGATGTGGTGCGGAAGCCTAGACATTATACCTACTGCAGTAAACCCAATGACTGGCTTACACAGCTACACAGGCTGCTCTAGCGGTATATTTCCACACGCAAAGGTGCAGCTAGAATCTCTCCCTACTGGAAAGTTTTCGCCTGCTAAAATAATGTACGCGACTGGTGCAGTGACTCAGTTAAATTACATCCAAAGGAAGGCTGGTCAGATTGCAGAGTTTCACCATGTGTTTGGTGCTCTGTCTGTGACTATTGATGACGATGGTGATTGGTTTGTCCGGCAGTTAATTGCAGACTCAGACACTGGCTCTTTCCATGATCTTAATTATTGCTACGATAGTGATTCATTTAGTCTTACTGAGTCTATTGAGGCGATTAACTGGGGTGATGTTCACGCTGCAAAGCTTGACAGCTCAGTGGCTAACGCAAGCTGGCTAGATAATGATTCTATGCTTGACAAGCTAAAGCCAAAACGACAATTCCTACATGATATTTTTGACATGGAGTATAGGAACCACCACAGTATTGGAAATCACTACTTCCGATATAAAATGTTTGTCAATCAAACTGAAAGCGTAAAAAAGGAAATAGAATTAACGTCAAATGTGATTGCGTCAATGGATCGTGATTTTTCAGAAATAATTATCGTGCAAAGTAATCACGACTTAGCGTTAAAGAAATGGTTGTCTGAGCAGGACTATAGGAGCGACCCGGTAAACGCTGAGTTCTTTCTTGAGTTACAGCTTGCGTCTTATAAGGCGATCTCAGGTAATGACTCCTCCTTCGCCGTCTTTGAGTATGCGTGTAAGAGTTCAAACGAGGCGTTAAAGGACGTACTGTTTTTACGCGAAGATGAAAGCTATCAGATCGCTGGTGGTATTGAGTGTGGTCAGCATGGTCACAATGGCAATAATGGTGCTAGAGGTTCTGTGCGATCTTTACAAATATCTGGCAGTAAGTCCAACTCAGGTCATACTCACTCTGCAACGATTAAAGATGGCGTGTATATAGCGGGTGTAAGCGGTAAGTTGGATATGGGGTACAACATCGGTGGAAGTTCGTGGTCTAATTCACACATTGTAACGTACAGCAACGGCAAAAGAGCGATCATTACGTTGAGGGATGGCAAGTGGCGAGCTACAAATAAGTAGTATCCAAATTCCTTTCTGTTATAATAACAAACCCGGCTCTCGTCGGGTTTACTTCCTAAAAGGTATCAATAAGTGATAGAAACAATATTATTCAGCGCATCTTGGTGTGGGCCATGCAAGGCACTAAAGAAATACGCGAAAGAGAATGACATTAGCTTTAATTCAGTATACGATATAGATACTGAAGAAGGCGCAGAGCTATCGGCATTGCACAATATTCGGGGAGTCCCAACAGTCATTACTTTAAATGACAGTACCGAAGTAAGCAGGTTTACTGGTATGAATTTTGATAAACTATATGAAATTAAGGATCTAAAATGACATCTATTTACGACCAGCCAGAAGGTTGGATTGTTGAGTACCCTCAGTTTGCTGATCTGGCTGATGAGCAAATGCACACGTTCTGGCCTTGGGATGAGCCGGAAGTTGAGAATGACATTCAAGACCTGCGAGTCTCAGCAACGGAAGCTGAAAAGAAATCAATTGTAGATGTTCTTCGCCTGTTTACGCATTACGAGTTATTTGCTGGCGATGACTACTGGGCTGGCAGAATAATGAAAACCTTTAAGCGCCCTGAGATTCAGCGAATGGCTTCAATGTTCTCTGCTGTTGAGTTTAATTCTCATGCGCCATTCTACAATAAAATAAATGAGCTGCTGTACCTAGATAACGAAGAGTTTTACTCAAGCTGGAAAGAGTCTCCAGTACTCAGTAACCGAATGAGTTTTATAGGCAAAGCTGTTGGATCAAAAGACGACCTAATCAGCATTGGTGCATTTAGTTTCATTGAAGGTGCAGTGTTGTACAGCTCGTTTGCATTCTTAAAGCATTTTCAATCAGAAAAGTGCGGAAAGGATCTGATGAAAAACATCTGCCGAGGAGTTAACCTTAGCGTTGCAGATGAGAACGCGCACGCAGTCGGTGGTGCCTTACTGTACCGCGAGATACTGAAAGAACGTACCTCAGATGAGATCGCAGCAAGCATGAAGCTTATGCAAGAGATCGGTCGTGAAGTTTACGATCACGAGTGCGATATTATTGACATTATATTTTCTCACGGCGACATCAAAGGAATTACAAAGCAAAACTTAAAAGACTTTGTAGCGCACAGAGTAAACCTTTGCCTATCAAACCTTGACGCTGAAAAAATATTCGATGAAAGTAAGCTTGACGGCTTTATTGAATCTTGGTTCTATGAGAACATTAGCTCGGTACAGTTCCATGACTTCTTTACAGGTAATGGCAGCGAGTACAACATCAACTGGAAAGAAAACCGATTTGGAGACGTTTGGAAATGAGTGAATTTGAAGTAATTAGCGCAAAGCGTAAAAGACTGACGGAATCTGGTGAGGTGCCCGAGTGGTACACCACTCAAGGTCTGCTGATGTTTGAGCGTAAGTACGCATTTAACGGAGAAACAGTAAGAGAATCTTTCTTACGAGTGGCGAATCACTTGGGTGCATTAGTGCCTGAGATGGAAGGTGCTAAGCAGAAGTTTTTTGACCTGATGTGGAGCGGTAAGCTGGCCCCCAGTACGCCTGTTCTATGTAACGTTGGCACTGGTAGGGGTCATCCTGTTAGTTGCTCTGGCGGCTTCATGGGAGACTCTATAGACGAGTTCTATAAGAACCACCATGAGAATGCGATGCTTTCTAAGAAAGGCTACGGCACCTCATCTTACTTGGGTTCTATCCGACCTCGCGGCGATAAAATATCAAGTGGTGGTGAAGCGGATGGTGTTATCCCTCAGTTTGACTCTGCTATAGATGTTGTGCGGAAAGTATCGCAAGGCAACAATCGTCGTGGTAATTGGGCTGGCTATTTGGAAGTTGATCACGAGGACTTTTACGAGTTGGCTGGATACGTCCAAAAGAATCCTGCAAGCGCTAATGTGGGCTGGATATTTAAAGATGCTTTCATTGAGCGCCTAGTCGCTGGCGAGAAGGATGCTGTTGATCGCTTCAATAAGGTCTGTTACCTTCGCGCAAGAAGTGGTAAGGGATACATCTGGAAGTCTGACACTGCAAACAAGTTATCACCGCAGGCGATTAAGAATTCAGGCATTACGATTAAAGGTTCAAACCTATGCAGTGAAATTGCACTGCCACAGGATGCGGAGCACACCTTTAGTTGTGTTTTGTCCAGCATTAACTTACTGATGTGGGATAGCATTGAAGACGAAGACATTGAGTGGATGATTGTATTTTTGGATGCTGTTGTCACCGAGATGCTTAACTTAGCCAAGGGTCATTCTGGGTTTGAGAGAATAGTTCGGTTCACTGAGAAGTCCAGAGCATTGGGTCTTGGTACACTGGGTTTGCACTCTTACTTTCAGAGTAAGATGCTGCCATTCGATAGCTTTGACGCACGACTGCTGAACACGTCTATATACTCACGAATTCAGAAGTGCGCCATCAGATCTTCACAGAATCTTGCCAAGGTATACGGTGAGCCTGAGTGGTGCAAAGGTACAGGTATGCGTAATGCTACCACTATGGCCATAGCACCCAACACAAGCTCTGCACTGCTGTGTGGTGGCGTAAGTCAGAGTATTGAGCCATTGGTAACCAATGCCTTTAATCAGCCTACGGCAGCCGGTGAGATGACTCGAATGAATCCTCAGCTCGTAGAAACTTTAAAGGAAAAGGGCATCTTCAGTGTAGCGCTAATGAAGGATTTGGCGATGAACTTCAAAGGGTCTGTCCAGCATATGACTGAGCTTACTGACCACGAGAAGTTAGTATTCAGAACCGCATTTGAGATTGATCAAATGTCATTAGTGCAGATGGCAAGTTCGCGACAGAGATTCATTGATCAGGGTCAGTCACTCAACCTGTTCTTCTCTGAAGATGAAGTTGAGATAGCTAACGTCATTAAGGCGATACTGTTAGATGAGTACATTAAAGGAGCTTACTACCAGCGATCTATGCGAGGTGCGACAGGAAGCACTGGTGATTGTTTAGCTTGCGAAGGTTAAAAACTTGTTGACTTGAAACAAAGCCCACTATATAGTGGGTTTTTTAACGCAAACAGGAGTTGTTATGAAAGACGATTTAGGATTTTTAGTTGGTCAAGTAATAAAGGATATAAAAGGTCTGGAAAAATGGTCTGAAGAGGTGGAGATAAACACTGAGGATGGGCACTCTTATGTTTTTTATCACGAGCAGAATTGCTGCGAGAATGTATCCCTAGAGGATTTTGACGGTGACAAGCAAGACATTGTTGGTGGAATTGTTATTTCCGCAGATAAAGTAAGTAGTTCAGAATCAGAAAACTACACGAAATATGAGGACGAAGATAATGAGTGGACATTTTACAAAATAGAAACAACCAAAGGAGGGTTGTGGATGCGCTGGTTTGGTAGCTCAAACGGATACTACGGAACTAGTGTACATTGCTGGATGAAATCAGCAATTGATAACAAACCCACGCCATAGTGTGTTTTTTTATATGTGATAAAATGTTTACATGTTTCAACTATAGAATAGCTATATGAAAGATTTGAACCTAAGTCATTACCCTAGATCGGGTGACGATGCCGATATTGCAGCGATCAACACTGAGAATGATCTCAAGTTGGCGCTGTACAGGCACAAGATAGATCAGCATAACGATGAAATGCTGGCTACGGGCTTCTGTGCTTTCTGCCAAGCGCCTGTAGACTCCGGCAAATTCTGCCCTGCTGACATAGAATACGATTACTCGTGCGCTGTTGAATTCCAAAAAGAAAAAGACGCAGCAAAGAGAAACGGACGATAAAAACCTAATATTGACAAACCATATGATATAATTACTTGACATAGGTAGTTATTGCTGTACTATCTCTCTCGTAGATTCGTAAGGGCCTTTAGCTCAGTTGGTTAGAGCATACGACTCATAATCGTCAGGCCCCCAGTTCGAGTCTGGGAAGGCCCACCAAATTTACAAAGGATAAGCGTCTATAGCTCAACTGGATAGAGCACTCCCCTTCTAAGGGAGTGGTTGCAGATTCGATTTCTGCTAGGCGCACCAATTAATACTTTCAGGAGCTTATGTAATACATTAAAGGCTTTTGAATGGACGGCTACAGTTTTATTGAATTAGTTTCTGCGTTATGGCCGATATTAGCTGGGTTCGTGGGCTTAATATTTTGGCTAGCAAAGAGCTATGCCGACATCGAAACTTTAAAGGAAAAGGTAAGAGTGCTGTACGATCTATACAATAAGCAGGATAAGTAATCAGAGAGATTTGACATTGTTAATTATTAAGTATAGAATCCATTAGTCAGAAATGATTAGTGGATTTTTTATTAAACAATGATTAACACTGGAGGTAATAAAGTTGAGTAAAGCATGTGAGAATTGCTCTAACGCTCGAAAGCTGGTAAACTCAAACAGACCAAATCAGGTTGCGTGTAGACTTGGCAGGATAGAGACTCACGAGGAAACTCTTATTGAGTTACTTGAAGTAAAAGATTACAGCATGTACTTCAAGCATTCAAAACCTGAGAGCAAAAAGCGCGGTGTAATGTGTAGGGGTATACTTGTTCCACGAGACTTTAGCTGCAAGGAATATAAGGAGGATTGACATGAATAAAATTAAAACGTATGAGTTCTTTGAGGCAAAAAGCTACGAACCGGTTCTTCATAATAAGTTTATCTTTGTAAGTCGAATCAATGATAATTTGCACGTTGATACTTACAGTGAACTTGATGGTGATTGGGTATTTTCTGAAGTAAGAAACAAGAAGAACCAATTACACTCTGAAGGATTTAAAGAAGTTAAACTTGAAAGTCTAAAAGGTATTTAAATGAACGCTCAAGAATTTAAGGAAAAGGCAATAAACTTTAACAACGCCTTGACTGGATTTGGGCTTTACTGCCACGTATCCCATGATCGCAATGGGACGTGGTTTAGTTTCCAATACAGAGGTCAGGTTATGTACATATATAACTCTGAAGAATTGGGGCCAGTGCATTGCCATAACTTAGATTTAAATACTAGAATGAAAGAATCAAATAAATATGTAGGTGATGAATAATGATTAAATTAATTTTAAGTCTTGTTTTTTCATTGATTTTTATTTGTTTAATATTAATTTCTATTCCGTTTACACTTATTTTAAGTTTGTGTATTTCTCCGTTTTACCCTTATTTTATAGGCTTATATTGCAAGGCACTAGAAAGACATAATAGATTAAATCCGAATAATGTTTACAGTAATAAAATTTTATCTAAAAAATTATTTAACAAAACCAATAAACTTATGAAAAAAAACAGGAAATAAAAATGAATATGAAATTCTTAGGGTTGATTTTTTTAATTATTTATTCGCTCGCTGCATTCGGATGGTGTATGAATTTATATAAACTTTCTAAACTCGATCTTGCATCCCCGTATAAAGCTGAAGTCGTTCGCCTTATCGGCATTACTCCATTGGGTGCTGTGATCGGATGGATGGAATTAAAAGAGGAGGAAAAGCATGATTGAAATTGGTGACAAATACCGACTATCATCTGATAAATATCAGTTCATATTAGGTACGGCATCCAAGGGTACGCGCAAAGATACAGGTGAGGAGTTTGTATCGTTTTCAGACTCTTACTACCCGACGATAAAGCAGGTGATAAATAAAATCACGAGCGACAATTTAATGACTGGGTTGAATGAATATTCAGACTTAAAAGAATTGGTTTTATTTATGAAACAATCTCAAGCAGAAATGGTTGAGTTACTGAAAGGGGTAAAAAGATGAGCGCTGAAGAAAGTCAGCAGTATGACGCATGGAAATCAAATGCAGTTAAGGAATTAACAGCGTGCTTTGATAATTTTGAATTTGTTAAGCTGAACTCATTGTGCAGATGGTATTTGATGGATAACCGCATCGCTGTTCCATTCTTGAAATGGCTGTACAATTACCACCTCGACATGGAACTCTTTATTGCAATAGTAAATAAAGATAAAACAAATTGTGATTTTGAACCGCTTATTAGCGTTTACGTTGATATGTTCTTTAAGAAACAGCACTTCAATAAAATTAAATCAAAAAGAGGATAATATATGAATTACATTTCGCAAGAAACATTAGATGACCAAACACTGCCAGAGTTTAGCATTGGTGATGCCGTTTATAAAGGCCGAGAGCCATTATACCAAATATTAAATGTTGGTGGTGAGCCTCAGTACGTTAAAATCGTGAAGGGTATCCCATTCGTCAAGATTAAATCCTAAGTAATAAACTTCACTATTAACTGTTGACAAGGCAGTTAGTAGTGGAGATAATGGCCTCACCAAACACACACAGAGGCAGTAACCATGAAAACATTACCTTTTGACGAACGAATAGAGTGGCTTGAGAACCACTTTGCACACTTTATTCTTAACAATGACTGGAATGCCATTGATGAGTATGTGAGTGAGTGCGATGAGCTTGTCGGTTTGTCTTTTCAAGACTGGCTAGTGGATGATTGTGAGATTGAAATGGCTAGTGATATTGAAGCTGGGCTTAATCTTGGACGCCATGCTGATAAAGCTGCCGCTGATTACATTGATCACTTTATGTTATAATTGGGTAAATAGTAAAAAAAGAGCTTTAAGATGCGACCTAAGAAAACAATTGGAGAGCTACCAGAGGGATGGTATGAGACTATTGTCTCCCTTGGATCTCAAGGTAAAACACAATTGTCTATACACAAAGCCCTTGGAATCTCACAGAGCTTATTTGAGCGATTCAGAGATGAAGAGCCGGAATTTAAGCAGGCAGTAAAGGAGTTCCGAATGGAATCCTCACTGTTCTGGACTGACCTTGCCCGAGCCTATGCGCTGGGTGACCCTGACGTTATTAATCAATTCAGTAACTTCAACGCACTAAAATACAACATCCTCAACCGTCCCCATATCGGCTGGACTGACAAGCAGGTAGTTGAGCAGGAAACCGTTGTGACTGTCTCAGAGAGCGCTACAGACCTGTTTCATAAGATGATGAACGCTGATAAGAAGTAAGTAAAAGATCTGATACAAAGGGGCTTAGGCCCCTTTTTTGTTGCCTGAAATAAAGTTTAAATAAAGTGTTGCATTGTCATTTGGTTCATGGCATTATTCCCTTATCGAAACAACACAACACAGCAAATCAGGAGAAACACATGAAGACAATGAACTCTAACGAAGTAAACGAGATCCTCGCCCCGCTGCGTAAGTCTGGCAAGATGTTCTCTGTCACCTTCATCAAGAAGGACGACACTGAGCGCACCTTCTCTGGTGTACGCTTCGGCGTTAAGAAGCACCTACGCGGTGGTGTATCCACTATCGCTGGCAAGGCTGACCTAGTGGGTGTCTGGGGTAAGGATGAGTCTTACAAGTGTTTCTCTAATGAGCGCGTCTTGTCGATCCGAGCATCAGGATCTGAAATAGCAGCCGAATAAGGCTGCTCCACCCGGTAGGAGATTGAGATGAAAGTACTTAGGTCTATAGAGATACACGAAGAGGACGACGGCATGGCAAGTGCTGCTGGTGTCTATGTCTTACGTGGTGAGTCTGTGCATGAGTCTGGGTTCACTGGGCCTGAGTATTACGAAGTCGTGCCAACATCACCATATTGGTTAGTTAAAAAGGAAGCTGCTAGGATAGCTTTAAGGTATGGCGTACCAATTGTTGATTGCATTGTGTTAAACGCTGGCGTACCATTGTCAGAATCATTCGCTAAGATGGAGAAATAATATGAAAGCTTTAATTGATGACATTACTGGCTACTTATTTGAGTATCGACAGTCGCGCAGTGCAAACTATCGGTCAATGGCAATAGCTCGCCGGTTCAATCTTGAGAAGCCGGTCATAACTGAAGAGCAGGCATGTGCAGTATTCTATCTGCTTGGTGATGATCCTGTTCAGCCGATCATTATTGATATAGATCGAGGTCTGTATGATAAATAAGCTGCTGTTAGCGCTGACCTTGGTGTCAACGGCATCGTTCGGGTATGATTGGACTGATGTAATTGATGTGCCAGATCACTACATTAGAGATGTCTCATCTTCAGAGCTTACAGAGATGGAATGTCTAGCCCTAAACATCTATCACGAGTCAAGAGGTGAGGGTATTCTAGGTCGAAAGCTTGTAGCTCAGGTCACAATGAATAGAATGAGGCACCCCAGCTTCCCTGACACGCTCTGTGAGGTCGTGAGAGACCCTAGTCAGTTTAGCTGGACGAACGATGGCAGTACAGATCACCCTTACAACAGAGAGGCTTATGAGATCTCATACTTGATTGCCGTTGCGTATGTTGAGTTTGACTTCCATATCAAAATGAAATACTCTTCGCTGGTGCTTAACTATCACAACTTAGATGTTGAGCCGGGATGGCATGATCTAACCCCGGTATTGATTCAGGGCTACCATAAGTTTTATGTGAGGAAAAGGGACATTAATGAGCAATGACTAAATTAGATGAATTAAAGTTAGCGGTTGACGAAGCCGTAGAGGCTCGTCACAAAGCAGTGGACGATGAGTGTACCGAAGCGTGGCAGGTGGCTTGGGAGGCGTGGAGAATAGCTCACGATCTGTATATGAGCGAGTATTTCAGACTAAAAAAAGAGGATTGAATGATGTTATTTAAAGATGAACAAATAATGTGGTTTCCAGAAAAAGAAAACTTAATTGGCCGACTGGCAAATAAGTCGGAAAGAGAGATAGACTTAGAAATGCGTGACTCTGAAGTAATTATTCTCAGATTGCGAGATAAGCCAAAAGCGCCAGCAATAGGGCGGATTTTAATGCCTGTCATTATGATTTTCTTCCTTATTTTAATGTTTATAAAGTGGGTTATTACAGGGGAAAAGTATCTTGATTCTTGGTGTAAGAAGTTTAAATTCTTAGATTCCTTGAGTGAGTTTGCCGGGCTTAAGGATTGAATGATGAGTAAATTAGCAGATCTGAAGATTAAGCTAAACAATGCTTACACTATATCAAATGAAGCATACGATGAGATGGACTTGGCTTGGGGTGTTTTGCGACCTCGCGATACTCAAGGTGATGCTTACGATGACTGGTGTGAGGCTAAGGCTAAGTGGGATGACTCCTACGACCTGTGCAGTGAGCTTCAGGCTGAGTATGATAAAGAATTAGAGAAATGAGAAAATAATGCTTGCGTTCTTTTTATGGCAGAAGTATGATTTACTTACTTTCAAAAAGACAAGAGGAATTAGACATGACAAGCTTAACTAAAGAACAGATTGAAATTATATTAGACGAAGCAGAGCACGCAGCTTATGAAGCTGCTGGCAATATGTACCGAAATAATTTTAACAGTAAAGACGGTGGCATGTGCGGATTTGCTTGGGTGACTATAACTGGGTTTAATGGTTATAAAATTAAAGGCAATACAAAGATGGGTCGTACCATGAAGATGGCTGGTGTCAAGCAAAACTATCGTCGATCATTTGAAGTGTGGAATCCTAGTAATTTCCCAGTTCAAAGCATTGACATCTTATATGAAGGTGCATTGGCTTATTCAAAAGTGCTGAAGCGTCACGGGTTTGAAGCGGATGCAGGAAGCAGATTCGATTAATAAAAGTAAAATAATGCTTGCACTCGTAACTGGGTGCCAGTACTATCACTGTATTGAAACGAAACAGCAAGCCAACGGAGAAATACAATGAAATTATCAATGTACAGCAACACGGCAACATCGAACCTTATACGCTACGGTGTTAGTCTTTCTGATCTTGGTGATGATCTATCCTTGGCTTGTGGCGATGCGGCCTACAGCGCTTGCATTCTTGCTGGTGATTGCCTTTCGATAATAGAGCAGTATGAGAACAGTGTAACCGGAGAACACCAGAACCAAGACAAAAAAGAGTATTTGCCTTCTGATTGGCTATCTGCTTTAAAATCACACGCCTACTCTATTGCGTTTGAAGTTATTCAAAATCAAACTTTAGAGGCACTGGAAGAATACGAAGCAGCAACTAAAGCAGCATACAAATTAGCAACTTCTAAAGGGGAATCATAATGACTTACTTAACAGATGCACAGATCGAAGAGATGGCCGAGACGGCCCTAAGCTCTTATGAGATGGCATGCTCTTGGGGGCCTGCTACTCAAGCAGCTCTTGAGCACTCACTTGACGAGTTTGGCATCAAGCCAAGCAAGTCAGCAGTGCTACTAAGCGTTAAGCTCGCCAAGCTTAAATGGCATGCCATATCAATCAAAACCAAATCAATACTGGAGTCTTAATATGATTAAGCTAACGCTATCCGAAGCTCTTGAAATGCTGCAAAATACAGAGCTTTGGACTGTAACTAAAACATTTCAGGTGTTTGACGTAGCACCGAGAATGCAAGAGATATTCTGTGATGACCATTCCACCCATGAAGAGATCATGCAGGTATTTGGTGAGGGTGAAGTGTTGGCGGTCAATGGTGATATTAAGATCCGATACACAGAGTCATGGTCTTATGATCAGGATGATAAAGACTCGCTCCATATGGAGATGCTGGACAGTGATGCATTGCAGATTGAAGGTGCCGAGCTGGTTGATGAAGATGGCGACAGTCTAAACTTCTCACAAGAAATGTGGCACGAATGGTATAACCTGCCAAAGGTGTTCTATGATGTGGATTACAGCTCAGTAATGGAATCAAACCTATGGTTTTTAAATAAGTGTTGACATGGTGCTGGACTGGGCTTAATATGGGTCAACTTCAACAAAGCAAGAGGAAAGCATCATGAATAAGCAAAACTGGTTTGAAACATTGAACGCAGCACTAGAGTCAGAAGGTCTTGTATCAAGCTGGACTTCAACAGGCTCTATGAGCTACGGAGAAGCGCTGCGTTACACGTTTGAAGATGGCTCTCGCAATGGTCGCCAAGTTTGCTTGTATCGCTCAGACAGTGGCTTATATGAGCGCCCTGTTCATTACCCGCGATAATTCTTGACATTGATTCCCGCCTCCTTATAATGGAGGCATAACCCATAAATAGGAACTATCAATGAGACTTTCAAAGACATCAGCAGTAGGCATCTTCAAAGAAGAGATTGAGGCGTATAAGATCAGCAGTGGTAATACAGTGACAAAGGATACCCTGATTGAGGCGTGGGATAACTACACAAAAAGACTATACATTGATTGTTTTTTGACAAAAAGACAGTATAATACATGGGTAAATCCTTTTAAATAGATCACAGGAGAATATTATGGCAAAGTACATTATTAAATGGATAGATGACGACCATAAGAAAAAAGACTTTATAGTTGAGGCTGATTCTGTAATATCAGCAGAGGTAATATGGGATGCTGACCCTGAGGTGATGTTTCATTGGACGGCTGAAGTTCTGTCGATCAAAGAGATTGAATGAATTAATAACTAAGGAAAAGATAATGAAAGACACAACATTAGAAATGTTTTGCAACTACCTAGAGATGTCTGGTCTGGGGCAGATCTACAATTCAGCATTCAATTCCAGCAAGCATCGTGATGACTTCTTTAGTCAAGTGGGGCCTATTGACTGGCTCAATGACATGCCTCTGACGAGCCTGACGAACCTAGAATGCACTAAGGTGATATACGCCAAGGCTGCGTGGCTGGAGCTTGTGTGCGCCAATGTATGGGCTGCTGAGGAGTGCAAAATCAAAGTACCAGAGGCCAATCGAACTCAGCGCACGCACTACCATGTTGAGATAATACCGGACGTATGGGTCGATGTTTATGACGTTATTGACGCATGGGGATTAGCTAACCCGGCATATCAGCATTTGATTAAGAAAGCGCTGAAGCCGGGCAATAGGGGCCACAAAGACATGATGACTGATGCGCAGGACATCATCGATAGCGCTATTCGCGGAAAGGAATTAATTGAGAAGGGCGGTGATTTATGAGTGAAATTAACAATGAAACGGATGTCGACGTCACTGATGTCGTCGACATAAGCAGAGAAGCGTTTTGCACAGTGAACGAAAGTGCAGTGCAAGAAGGCACAATAACATTCAGAAAGATAGAGTATAGCGAGTGGAGATGTCTCATGTTTGCTAGCACGTATTTTATACCACTAAAGGGTGATGAGCCTAACTGGTTTTGGCGCTGGACTCAGCATCTCATACTGGGTCATAAATGGATAAAGGAGAAAAGGCACGATTGATTTCTATAGAGAATAAGAAGTTGGTGTGCAATTTTATAAATAATAAATAGGAAACAAATCATGATTATGAACGAAGATGCAGAGGCATACCGAAAAGCAGCAGGGTGGGTGGTATCTTAGAGTAAACACTTTTAACACGGCCCTCGCCACTTTTTCTACGGAATTACGCGGGGGTTTTTTACATTATAGTTGACATGTAGCCCACCCAGCTGATAGTATATGCCCATAGATTGATAAGCCCACTAGGAGATCGCATGACACGTATAAACACTATTGATGTAAAGCTATTGGCAGACCAGCATTTGATGGCGGAGTATCGTGAGCTACCTATGGTTAGCTCTGCATTGCGACGATCCCTTGCGGGTAAGAGTGCTGGTAATAACGTGTTGTCAAGAATACCAAAGCAGTACACCCTAAATAAAGGCCATGTCCTATTCTTTTACAATAAAGGTAAGTTCTTATCCAATCGATACAATCAACTGATTGAAGAGCTATATGATCGTGGTTACAGCATCACACCTAGTGATAGGGATGTATCGTTTGACGTGCACTTTGACCGACCTTCATTCGGCAATGACTGGTCTGCCTGTGATGCGGATCATGTCATCAACTGTGATCGTATATTGCAGCGTATCAGTGAAAAGCCCAACTGGTACAAGATGAAGGGTCGTGTGATCAGTGAGGGTGATTACATTGACATGATCAAGGCTCGATATTATAAGTGATGTGCGCATAAATAGTTGGCGTAAATTTTAAAGGAAAAGTACTTTTTTAAAGGAAAAGTAACTTTCTATAAATTTAAAGGAAAAGTACTTTTTTAAAGGAAAAGTAACTTTCTATAAATTTAAAGGAAAAGTACTTTTTTAAAGGAAAAGCAGATTTGTAAAAATTTAAAGGAAAAGCAGTTTTTTATAGGAAAAGCAACTTTCTATAAATGTAAAAACATTCCATTTTCTCAAAAATTAATATTTTCTGTCAAAAAATTAATATTTTCTGTCAGAAAATAATCTGAAAAAAATCCAGAAGTCCAATACTTTTTAGCTATATTAAAACCCTTTTTAATAACTTTTTTGACAGTTATTAAAAGTGATTTTAATATGCTTTTTTATTCTAAAATATTGCTTGCAATTACTGTTAGGCGTTTTAAGCGCTTTTACTGGCTACCCTTGCCTAGTGGGTTGGTATGGTGTCGATCGTTCCACCTTGCTGTTTTTAGTGTTTTTTTGCTACGTATAAGGAGTAAGGACGCCAAAAATCATGCCAACTATTGCCAGAAAATAAATTAATTTATTTTAATAAATTGCTTGTGCCCGTCTGTTTTTATCGATATAGTTACCTTATCGAAATCAAACAAACAAACAAGGCAGGAAATTATGAGAATCAAAAAACCTTTAGGCGTAGTCGTATATGACGGACCGTCAATGTTAGACGGTCAACCGATTATTGTAGTGGCTACCCTTGAAAGTTCAAACGCCAAAACGGGCAACATGGTTCAGACGTGGATACTGGCAAAAAATACTAATCCGGTCGAAGCGATCAAAACAGGATTAGACCTTTCAACTTGTGGTTCGTGCGTCCATAGACGATACCTAGGCGGCGCGTGCTATGTTAACGTTGGTCAAGCCCCTCTTTCTATATTTAAGACTTTTCAGGCGGGAAAATACCCAATTGATTCCAAGGATATGGACCAGTTTTTTAAAGGCCGATCGATCCGGTTTGGTTCCTACGGTGACCCGGCGGCTGTTCCTGTTAGCGTTTGGAAGCGTTTAAAATCACTAGCGCACGCTACCACTGGTTACACCCATCAGGCTGGGCACAAGAATTTTAACCCTGATATTTTAAAATATTGTATGCTTTCTGCCGATACTCCGCGCCAAGCAATGGCGGCGCACAAAAAGGGAATCCGGACTTTCAGAGTCAAAACCCCAGAAAGTGATTTTTTGCCCAATGAGATTGAATGCCTTTCGGATTCTAAGGGCTTAAGCTGTATACAGTGCAAAAAATGCAACGGCGCAACCAAAGGTAAAAACATTGCTATAAATATTCACGGCAAGCTAAAAGGCCGATACACCAAAAAATACAGTGCCGCTAATATTATCGCCGTAGGGTAAAATCATGAAGTTATTTTTAACTGGTTTTTTAATAGTGTTTGGGATACTTAATCCGACACTCGCCTTTTTCGCCATTGTCGTTATTGTCTGTTTTATTGGGATAATGACAGGACACCTTTAGGTCAATTTGACTATAGCGCCTATAGCCTCTTTAATGGCCTTGTAAGCGCTTTTATTGCTACCGTGCCCGATTGTACGTCTTAAGCCCAAACACGCGAGACCTGTATAGGTATACAGGGATCTTTACACTGTAACCAGTGGTTTATACAGTAGTATTATTTTCGGTAGCGTGACATAATGGCCCCTCAATTAAGCAATCAACCAGAAGGCGCAAAAAATGAGAATTTTAAAAGATAGCGTTTTGAGCTTATTGATGGGGGTGGCGCTGGCTTCTCCTTTTTACTTGTATCTTATGGGATGGTTGTAAACAATTGTCTACACTGTAGTCGTTTTTCGTAGGACGATAAATTACACTTTTAAGGCGGCACAATATGCGAAACATACTTGACACTAAATACATTCACTCTTTTTGCAACCCTCGCTTAGGGTTAAATACTCACTACTTTGATATCAGCCTAATTGATCCCGATACTACCGACAATGACTTATATAAGCTCGAGGCCGGCGTATATGGCCTAGTGTGGAACGATAACATTAACATGTATAAGTTAATAGATAACGACGGCGACACCGTCACAAGCCCAGATAGCCACGTACTAGCCATGATCGATCATTGCGCACGGTACGCCGAAGAATATCTTTAAGGCATACGCGTCAATTAATTGACCCCACTATGATGGGGCTTTTTTTTGCCTGTAATTTATGGTGGCATGATAGTTGCAAGGATACCCTTATGCCTTTTAGTTATAGTCATCATATGATTTGGTTATATCATAAAAGACTAATATAGCTTATGCCTTTTAGTTATACCCTTATGCGATTTGGTTATATGGTACGGCTTGGCACAGTACTTGCTAGGCAATAGGCTTAGACTATGATACCGATAGGCAGGCCCTATGTTAGGGTGATTGTAAAGATTGTGTAAAGGCTATTGACTGAACCCCGATTGTATGATGGGGCACGCTTATTCTTTTTAAGCCTATCAATAGATCATTTGGTTATATGTAAGGGAAGTGTAAAGGCTATAGACAAGGGCCACGAATTGTGCTAGTGATTTGGTTATTCCAAAAGAGTCTAAGGATAGACCCAAAAGGCATAAGGCACCCCCCTCACACCCCAAGATCAAAGGCAGGACCAAGCAGCCCCTCCCACTGAATAAATTTTTACTATTTTTGAAAAAGCCCTTTTTCCCCTCTACCCTCCCCCATAAATTTTTTTTACTATTTTTACAATCTCGGTAAACCCTCCTAGATCGACCTGTGAGAGATCTTACTCGTATCCGTCATGGTTATCTACCAAAGCCCTTAAATCCTCTCTGAGACGCTCTCAGGTGTCTTCATAATCAAACCTCCACAGTGTTTACCCCTCATCACCATATCACTAGCAATACCCCCTCATCAAGCTATTTCTATTAAAAAGAATAAAAAGGAATAAAAAAGTAAATTCTCCTTTTTTAATGCTGCTCTACAGCCCTACTCCCACGTACCTCTCAGCGTTTGGACGCATTAAAAAGAAAAAAAGGAGAAATTCGGCCTAAAGGTTTCTTACTAAACCCCCTAAACCACTACTTTTAAATCTGAACCCACCCAAGAAAATTCTCCTTTTTTACTTTTAATTGGGTTATTTATTTTTTGGACATGTTGGTGATTAAATTCAAAGGTTTTTTATTTGACCTCTAAAACCTCTTAGGTCTTGCTATCACTGTCTCTTAATAGTATAGGGAGTATTACTAATAGAGATTTATATATATTTTATTATATAAGTCCAGTACATAATGACCACTCAATAAAAAATGAGATTTCCCTTTTTAATTACTTTTAATTAGATTTAAATAGCAATATTACCTGTTGTTAGCCTAAATAGCTACGAATGGTTACCAAATAACCACAAAATGATCAAAAAGGTGTATTTAATATGAAATAATAATCACACATAAATAGTTTTCTTTATGCTTATTTGACTTATCAGAAGTTTATGCTAAAGTACAGCACGTTCTCATTTTAATTATTAACCGCTGAGGACTTAACGATACATAATATAACCTTAAATCAAGTACAAAGGATAAATAAGATATGACTATATTTACGAACCAGAGCCAACTTAACCAATATCTCGCCTCAATTCAAGCAAGCAAGAACTTCAGCTTCGATTTTTACAAGAAACTATTGTCTGATAATGAGCAACTACTGTGCAAGGACTGCTCAGTTGATGACTATAGAAGCCAGAATCGATCTGCTGAAATAAAGACCATGATCTATGATGGATGCACATTGCATATATCTGAGTGTGGTGACATCTACTCTAATGATGGAGTAATGAAGCACTACAAGCGATCTGGGCACTATACTGTGAAGCTTAACGGTAAGTACGTCCTCGTTGCTAAGTTAATGCTGATGGCGTTCTCTGATATTAAGAAGCCCTTGTCTGTACTATATAAGTCCGGCATTCCAGAGATACTGTGTGTGCGAAACCTAGAATACAAGCATGCGTACCACAAGACACCACTAGTACACAGTGATTTCGTGTTTGCAAACAGCGAAGAGCTATCCGGGTACGCGTGGTCGTACGGTATAGAGAGTAATGACCAGCTACTAAAGCACCTAGGCACCTCTGAAGATAATCTCTTGGGAAGCCTTACTGTTAAGCGTCAGGAGCATGAGCCGGGTTCAGTTACGTGGAGAGAGGTTGACTATAACGGCGTGAGCCTGCTAGTTAATCAATACGGTGCTGTTAAGAAGGATAAGATTGAGCGGATTATCAATAAGCCCATCGCTACGTGCTTCATTAAAGGCAGGTTAACGGTTACAGTGCTGATTCCCGGTCGCAAGAAAATGCGCATCAGTGTTGTTTCTCTTATGATGCGGGCCTTTCACGGCGTTACGCGGTCAAAGATCCACGTTGAGTACCTTGATGGTAACCCCCGCAATACCGTCCTGCGAAACATTCAACTAATAGAGAACCGGTACAGCGCAAAGAGCTAAGACATAAAAAACCCCCAATTAAGGGGGTTTTTTTTACTTACGAGTTAGTGACCTGAATACGTAATTCCTTATATCGTTGGACTGTGCTAGGGCATCATCGTAAGCCATCAGTGCCAACTCCTTTTCAAACTCACACGTCATCAGGTTATCGTCAAAGTAACCGATCCTCTCCATCCACACATCATCAATCGTATCCATAAGGTCAATGCGTGCGTTCTCAAGCTTTGCTACTGCGTCTGCGACAATAACAGGCAACGCGCCACTACTAACAGTCAGCACGTATTCTTCCAATGCTCGAAAGTACTTCTCTTTTTCAGTCAAAATGCGTCTCCTAGGTCTCATTTATTGGGATATGGTGGCTTTATACACGCCGTGTGTCATATCTGTGAAGGTTATAGACCCATTGTACTTCGCTGATGCGATGTATTCAAGCCTAATCTCATCAGAAACCTTCACACCCATACTATATCGCGCTTTTATGCTGCGCCTATCCGCTCCGTGCCTCTCTGCCTCTGCTATTGAATAAAAGAATCGTGCAAGATCATCTGCTGTTTCGATGTAGTCATCCATAATTATTCCTCAATAAAAAGCCCACTTTCGTGGGCTGTTGGTTAGATCTTTTTGCCATCGCCTTTCAAGCGATTCTCTATCTTGTGATCAGCCCTACTTCGATTGTAGTTCATTTTCTCAACGAGCGCGGCACCTACATCTAGGTTGAATCCACCCGCGTAATCAAACACCCTGATCAGCACATCGGCAAGCTCAACCTCCTCAGACTTACGCGTTGTAATGTGATCGTCCATGCTGTTCTTGCGAACGCCCTCAAGCACCTCTGACACCTCAGAGTGGATCAGTGCAAGCATCTCACCCTTGTTGCGCTCTAGCGGCTTACCCGTCTTAATGTCAGTCCACCAGCCTGCGTGTTTAGCGCGACCGTGGCATTCCTCTACTAGATAATTAGTAAAGACCGCGAATGCCTCTTCAACCGGCTTATTGTAATCGCTCATTGGCTATCTCCCCATGAGTAGTCGTAGATTGAGTCAACAGTCCGCAATGAATCCTGATAATCGTACATAAAGTCACCATTAGCATTAGCCAAGAATGTAATTGGTGCTTCGTTGTCTGGTGTATTCATCCACTCGCCTTTACTCCATTCAGGCTCAGATACAAAGGCATGAATCATACCGTCACCGTCAGTTGCCATATAGTTATAAAGGTCAGAGTCAAACAAACCAATGTAAGTAGAGTAAACCTCCAAGATATGGTCACGCTCCTCAGAGAACGGCACCATAGGGATTGGCTCTACAACCTCAGCTTCAGTGGTTTTGTTTAGCTTTGCGATACCATCAAAAAACTCGGCAACGTTAAGGTACTCTCCATCAAGCTCGATATTGAAGTCCTTAGACTCGTATGTAATTTTCATCTTTCTCTCCTTCGCTGTAAGAGTGGCTATAATAACCACCTCAAAATAAGAAGTCAACACTAAGTGTTACAATAAGCGCCCACACGGAGGTTTTATGCCAAGACAATACCCTACACCAGAAGAACAAACGATAATTAGCACGATGTTCTCTGATAAATCAGAGAGTTGGCTTGCTACGCGACAGTTTATCCACTCAGAGCCCCTGAAGGCCCTTGATGTGCTGGGCGCTCTGGCAAGCAAAGACCCAAAGTTCCTTGATATTCTTCACGACTTCGACCTGTGGGCCAGACCTGAGCAGTTCATGGACTGGGGTGACTGGGATACCGTAATGCTTCTGTGTGGGCGGGGTTTTGGTAAGAGCTGGTTCGCATCCAACTATATTATTGACCAAGCCAAGAAGTCAAAGATACGTATCGCCCTGTGGGCATCCGACCTGAAGTCTGCCAAGCGTGTTAACTGGCTAGGGTCATCCGGTATCATCCAGAACATGCACCCTAACGACCTAAGAGACTCTGACTTTAACAAGACGGACTTGACCATTACATTCCCCAATGGAAGCACCGTTGTGACCTACACGGCAGAGTCTTTCGAGCGATCACGGGGTGACTCAGTGCATATGTGCGTCCTCGATGAGCTGGCGGCTTGGTCATACGGCCCACAAGCCCTAGAGGCAGCTCGACTTATTATGCGATTGGGTGAAAAGCCCAAGATGCTCATCACTACCACACCTAGATCGCTGGCTATGATTAAAGACATTGCCGTGGACAGTGACGTGAAGCTAATCAAAGGTGTCACTACAGATAACTATTATTTGCCAGAGTCTTATGCCGAGACGCTGCAAAAGAAGCTCACAGAGCGCATGTGGCGGCAGGAAGGTCTCGCTGAGATCTTAGATGACAACCTATACGCCATGTTTCAGATGAGCGACATAATGAACAACAGGATTACGGGTGACTTTGACTTCTCTACACTAAAGAAACTCGTGATTGCAATAGACCCGGCTGTTACCTCGAATGAGAACTCGGATTTGACCGGCATCATGGTCTGCGGCATGGGTTATGACGGTAAGTATTACGTTATTGAAGACTCCTCTATGGAGATGGCATCCCCTGAGAAGTGGAGCAGTCGTGTCGTGTCTTTGTATAGAAAGTACAACCAGCACGAGTGCCCAGTCGCTATCGTGGCTGAGAAGAACCAAGGCGGCGACCTAATCACTTCTGTGATACGCAATGCAGCCCGAAACATCAGAGACATGATTTTGCCACCCGTAACGCTGGTTCACGCATCACGAGGCAAGGAAGTGCGAGCTGAGCCTACCTCTGCACTGTATGAGCAGCAGCAAGTCTGTCACGTTGGTGCGTTTGAGGATCTTGAGTTGCAAATGACCGAATGGAACCCCACAGACAAGAACACTAAATCACCTGATAGGCTAGACGCTCTTGTGTGGGCTATTACGTCACTTTCTAAAGGCATGTCTGGCACAATAACATCTGGATATGGTGGCTATAATGAGCCGGGTATGGATAGGACTGCAATTAATCCTTACTGCGGGTATAAGTGATATAATGATCTAAATTAAAGGAGAATAATATGTTATCACTGAGAAGACGACCAGAAACAGAAGGATCATCTGACGAATCGATTATTGACATAAAATTTAAAGATGAAGTTGTTACTATTACCCTGAATAAGATTCAAGGTAGCCTTTCTATTTGGAAGGTTGTTTCAACTGACTGGGGTTCAGAAAAGTACCCTCCACTAATAGTTGCACTAGCAAATAACCAAGCTTTAACAGTTAATGACTGGCTAAAGATATACGGATCAAAAATAACCGAGGATGGACAGGCTGTTATGCACCTATCTGCTCCGCGAGAAGTAATAATAGAACGACGGGATAGAGCATCATACAATGATAATTAATAGCGGATTAAACGCAACACATGGTATTAGGTCGCAGTACTTTAGTGATCAATATTCAAAAAATAGAATTGTAAGAGATCTTGTTGTCGGACTAACTGCCCTGCGCGGAACGAAAGATATTGTATCTAGTGTATCTGCCGAGACACCTTATTTACCTAAATTCCCAAATGAACCCGATGAGTTTTATATTCTTCGAGTCGCACGTACCTACCTGACGAACTATTTTAAACGAGCCATCACGTCAGACTCCGGTAAGATACTTGCAAATAACGTAATGATTTCAATTGACGGTTCCACCAACGACGAGATTCCAGAGCCTTTTAATGGCTGGGTTCAGAACATGAACCTTGCTGGCGACAATCTCACGATGGTAACTCAGTCACAGCTTCAAGCGGGCATGCTCAAGGGTGTTTCCTTGGCTATGATCGACTTCGATGCAGGACTTAACCGACCTTACCTAAGATCAATTGATGTTGACTCTGTTATTGCATTTAAGAGCGATGCACGAACCGGTAAATTAAGCTACATTAAGTTTTTCTTTGACTACGTATCTGATAGTGAAGAAGACTACAACACAGAATCATCAATATTTGAATTAACTCCAACTACATGGACTATTAGCGATTCAAACAATGAAGTTTTGGAAACTGGCGATATTATCCGCTACCGAAACGGCAAGACGCGAATCACTGATGAAATTCCAGTTGTTGAGTTCTATACAAATAAACTTGGAAAGATGAAAGCAGAAAGCCCTTACCAGACCTTGGCAGAGCTGACTATTGAGCACTTTCAAGTTTACAGTGACATTAAGAACATGATGTTCTACGCACTGACCCCTATCCTGACTGCCAAGAACGTGCCTGCTGACTTTACCATTGAAATGATGGCATCTTACATGATGGTTCGCATGCCAGAGACTGGTGAGAAGTCCCCAGAGCTTGACTGGACTCAGGTAGACTCTGCAGCAATACAAGAAGGCCAGAAGCAGCTTGAAGGCATCGAGAGACGCATCAGCACCTTCACTATTGACGCTAACGCACTGCGACCCGGCGCACAGACGGCTACGCAAACATCAATAGAAAGCCAAGGCTCGAACGCAGCTCTGAGATCTTTTGCGGTTGCTCTGTCTGAGCATGTGCAAAACATTCTTGAAGTAATGATGAGCTACACGCTAGAGTCTGATAAAAAGATTAAAGGTTATATCGCTCCAGAGTTCAACTCAATGGAATCCGATAAGGAAATGCGAGTCCTTATGGAAATGCGACGAAACTTGGATCTATCATCACTTAACATTGTTGATGCAGCTATCCAGCGCAAGTTACTTCCACCAGACTTCGATAAAGCAGCAAACGCAGAGGGCTTGATTAAAGAGCTTGATGAAATGCTCAAGTACGAGAGCGCAAAAGCATCCTTTAATAGTGCGCCAGAAACTGCGCCAACTAATATGCCTGACGACCTTAACGGAGATGTCCCTGACGGGCTTCTGGCGGGTAACGGAGAAGAGCAAATCACAGATAAACCACGGGACGCATAGTCCTGTGTTATAATTTCCACCCACGGAGCTATGGAGAAACTCTTCATACGCAAGGCGTAAACGAGAAAGGTAACTAACAATGAGCATTGATTTTAACGACCCAGAAGTACAACGAGCAATTCAAGAACGAGCAACAGAAGTAGCCCAAAGCATTATCTCCGACAAGTATGTTCCGGTCGAAGATATTAACGGCCTTAAAGCGAAAAATACAGAGCTTCTTGGAAAGATTGTAAAAAACAAGGAAAAGTATGGCGACCTAAATGAGAATGATTTGTCGGAATTAGTCCGAGTAAAATCAGCTCGTGAGCATGATCAGTTTATTGACATGA